AGGATCGTTACGCTGAAGATAGCTGGCAGACCGTCATTCAAAAGTGGCTGGCCGGACGGGCGATGGACAGCAACTATCCGACACGCATTGCGCCAGCGGGTGATGGGCGGCCAATTGAATGGTGCACAACCACTGAGCTACTGGGTTGGGCGTTAGGCATTGATGTAGGCAAGCACGACAAGCCGGCGCAGATGCGTGTCGCTGCCATCATGCGGCGGCTGAAGTGGTGGCACGATCGCGTCACCGTCAACGGCTACCGCGAGCGGCGATGGGTGCCATTGAGCCAGCCAGATGGGGATAGCCATGTTCCGTTCTGACCCGCGATGGCGCTGCGATCTGCCTGCCACTGCCCAACCTGCCCAACCTCTACCCGACCTCTGCCCAACCACTGCGGCGTTGCCCCGTATGGCATTGCCCAACCTACCCAACCTTTTTGGGTTTCTCGCGTATATGTGCAAGCAGCAACCAGCAGCATCCATCTTATGTATGTGTCATCAGGTTGGGCAGGTTGGGCAGGTTGGGTTAGGCCAGTTGCACCAATGGATTCGAGTGCCCAACCTCAAGCGGGAGGGGTTGGGCAGGTCGGGCAGCCGTGCGAGTTCAAAGGTACTCCCCAGCCGTTCGGGTTGCGGGTTGCACGGCCGCGAAAACGCGGTGGTGGGAGGGTTTGAACTTTGGTTCAACAGGGGCACTCCCGGTTCACTGATCCGGTTCACTGAGGTTGCGGCATGACGGAATTGAGCCAGAGCGAATATGCGGTGGCGCGCGGTTGGTCGGCTGCCTACGTGACGAAGCTCAAACGACAGGGCCGGTTGGTCATCACTGGAACTGGCAAGGTGAACGTGGAAGCCACCGACCGGCTGATCGCCGCCACACGCGATCCTGCACGCGGTGGCGATCGTCGCCAATCGGAAGGCGAGGGCGCTGACATAGCGGCCGAGACCCACGCTAGCGCGAGCCGCGGCAAGGAGCCTATCGAATCGGGGGCGTACAAAGATGCAGCGACGCGTGAGCGCCTCGCCAAGGCGCGACTAGCGGAACTGGAGCTGGCTGAGAAGGTCGGCCAGTTGGTCCGCCGTGCTGAGGTAGAAACCGCGATCTTCGGGCTGGCGCGACAGGCGATGGAGGCGCTCGATGCATTGCCTGACCGGCTGGCCTCGCAATGCGCTGCCGAGCCAGATGTGGATCGCGTGCATGCGTTGCTCACGAAGCATGTGAGGAAGATCGCGAAGGAAATGGCCCAGGCGATGCCATCGACGCCGACCGCTGAGCAGGAGGCCGCGTGATGTTTGATGCGCATCCGCTCGACGTGGTGCTTACCGACGGCAACGAGATCGTCTGTGGAAGCTGGAGCCGCGGCTGGACCATGCCCGAACCCATCACGCTGAGTGATTGGGCAGACCGCTACCGCAAGCTGCCGAAGGAAGGCTCCAGCGAAGCCGGCGACTGGTACACCAGCCGCATGCCGTTCCTGCGCGAGATCATGGATTGCTTGCATCGCGAATCCAGAGTGCGCGAAATCACTCTCAAGAAATCCACGCAGGTCGGCGGTACCGAGGTTGGCATCAACTGGCTCGGCTACATCATCGAGCACGCGCCGGCACCGGTCATGTACGTGTTACCCACCATCGACATCGCGCGCAAGTTCAGCGAGCAACGCCTTACTCCAGCTATCAACCTCATGCCGGTGTTGCAGGAGCGCATTCCGCCCGCACGCAGTCGCGATGGTGGCAATACCACGCTGATGAAGCGGTTCCCCGGCGGTGTGCTGGTGCTGAGCGGAGCCAATAGCTCGGCGTCACTGGCTTCAATGCCGATGATGTATTTGATCCTTGATGAGCTCTCGAAATACCCGACCAATCTAGATGACCAAGGCGGCGCCGAACAGCAAGCCCTGGCCCGTACATCGTCATTTACCCGCCGGAAAATCCTGCGCATCAGCTCATGCACCATCAAAGATGCGTGCGCCATCAGCACGGCCTTCGATGCGGGCGATCAGAGCTATCTGTATTTGCCATGCCCGCATTGCGCGCACAAGCAAGTGCTGATGATCGACCAGCTCACCGACGATGGCCAGTTCGTGTGTATCCATTGCGGCAAGCTCATCGAGGAGCATCATAAAACCCGCATGCTGGAAGCTGGCGAATGGATCGCAAAGCACCCCGAGCGTAGTCAGTCCCATCGCAGCTTCGCGATCTGGTCAGCTTTTGCTGCTGTTGGCCTGGGCTATACCTGGCGCGAAATTGCGGCCATGCGCGTGGAGACTCGGAAAGATCCCGCGAAAGAGGTGGTCTTCGTCAACACCATTCTCGGCGAAGCCTACGAAGGTGCCAGCCAGAAGGTCGAGGCCAATGACGTGCAGCAACGCGCAGCGAAGTGGCTGCGCCGCACGGTGCCACGTGGCGGCTTTATCCTTACGGCTGGCGTCGATGTGCAGGTCAATCGCTTCGCCGTGATCACCATTGCGTGGGGCCGCAATGAGCAGGCGTTCGTGGTCGATTATGTCGAACTACCCGCTGATCCGACGCGCAAGGAAGATTGGGACATCCTATGGGACTTCCTCGCCGAGCCTGTGATCAACGCGGCCGGCATCACCCTGCACATCAGCGCTGTCGCCGTCGACTCGGGCAACTGGACGCAGGAGGTCTACAACGCCGTGCGCCCTAGGCAGTCGCAGGGTGTCATGGCCATCAAGGGCAGCAAGGATGCCGCGCGTCCCATCATCGGGCGTGCCAGCAAGCAGGAGGTCGACAAGAGCGGGCGCATTCAGCGCCGGGGCGTCAATCTGTGGATCATCGGTGTCAATTCTGCCAAGACCACGCTCATGCAGCGGCTGCTTGGTGATACCGATCGCGAGGAAGAAAATCGCCTGATTCATTTTCCGGCCGATCTGCCTGACGAGTTCTACACCATGCTCACGGCCGAACGTTTCGACTTAACCGCCAAGCGCTGGCTCAAGAAACAAGGAGCCCGCAATGAAGCGCTGGATACGTTCGTCTATGCTTACGCTGCAGCGCTCAGCCCGAGTGTGCGCATCCACGTCAAACGCGAGGCGGACTGGGTCGCGCTGGAGGCCAAGCTGGAACCGCCTACTGATGACCTGTTCACTGCGCCCTTGGGGCGCGAAGAAAAAAAGGGGCCTGATAAGGCACCGAAAATAGACGTCCAGACGTCCGCAGTTCCACGTGAAACGGACCACCGATCAGCACCTGCGCTAGCGCCACGCACTAACAACCCCTTTGCATCCTCCGACTGGTTGGACCGCCGATGAATGAGCAGATCAATGTTGCCGAAGCGTTGCAGGACGAGCTGGCATGTGCGCTGCAGGAATCGCTAGGTCTGGCATTCGATGAGGCCAGCCGGTATGCGGCACCGGTGGTGCGCTACCTGCAGCAGCAGTACGGCGGCGATGAGCTGTACATTCCGCAGCCCTACATGCGGCGCAACGTCGACGACATCATCGCTGCGCGGAAGGCTGGTCATCCCGTCAAGAAAATACTGAAGGATTTTGCCATTAGCCGTCGCACGTACTATCGACTGCTCAGCCACGAACTTCACTACCAACGAGACAACCTTGCTAGCTGAGATGCGCGCTGGCGTTGCTGTATTCGCACCTAGCGCCGTGTTGATCGTCGCATTGAACGAAACGACCTGATCAATGGACAACGGACAAGGCGTTGATCCGGTCAACTTTCACCCGGCCAATTGGGCGCTTGAGCGCGATGCTGTTGCAACTCGGCATGTCGCCGGCTGACGCGTCGCGGGTATTTGCTGCGCCGAAGCGGAAACGGGACGACTTCGATGATTAAGTCAGATTGTTGTTGAGGTATCCGGCACAAACACGGGTTTGGTCCTGACTGCCACTTTCGCCGTCGACGCCTGGGGTTGAGCACTGCGGCGGCGCCCACGGGCAACCCTCGCACCTTTGCGCCGTTTCTTTGAGGCTTTCAAAGCTGCAGGGAATTTATCCAGTAAGCGCTGGTAGACCATCGCGTTAGCGCGCGAATTGACGATGAAGTCACCGGCTTCGCGATACTGGCCTACCAACGCTTTCAAATAGGTGACACGTCGCTCATCACTAGTAGCGTTTTTGTACTCTTCTTTAAGCGCCCTGATTTTTCGGTGGCGACCCGAAGGCACCGTGGATCCCCTTGCATCTTGGTGCACGCCTGTTATTACTATCGGCGCACCCGCAGCGATCACCGAAAATTTGTGTGCGCGTAGCCCGAAAGTACCAATAATTCCTTTCGCCGGTTCAATGAATCCAGACGCCTTACCTGGACCGGAAACAACCACATCATCGACGTACACAGTCATCTTTAGCCCCATGTCTCCAGCAAGCTTGTAAAGCTCGTCGAACATCTCGCGATAGGCAAGAAATGACATGATTGGGCTGAGGGGGCTACCCGTAGGAAGCCTCTTTTCTAAGCAGGTAATTTCTGTAAGCCGATGTGCTATGTCTGGGGTACATTTGAGCACGTCACGGTAGTACCGGAAGATGTAGGAAGCGCGTGTACTTTCGTAGAATTTTTTGACGTCGATCTTTGCCACTGAATGGCCGAAGACATGTTCCGCTGCGTTCGTTTTATATGAACAATTCCTGCGCGCCGAGTGCAAGTACGGCGGCAACTCGATTCGAGAAAGGAGCTCCATCAATCGCGCCTGAACCTTAGCGAGCACTGCTTGCGGAGCTTGCACTGGGCGCGACTTGTGGAGTAGCGCAGGCAGAGAAGATTGATAACGATCCTTCGTCTCAAATCGACTGTACATCGCGCCCTTGTCACGACGAATCACGCTTAGATCAGCCATCGTACATTTAAGAAGTACGCACATTCGCTTGTGGCTAGACAATTCATACAGTGGCGAATGATCTGTCGCATATTGAATCGCTGCGCGCTTCATGTACTCCTCCCTGAGACTATGCCCGCTTAGCGTCAGCCCATTCCAGGAAACGCAGCGCTTTTTCTGTAGCCGCCTTCTTGACCTTGCCAGACATCGTACGTTCTTCGAAACCTTCCGAGAGGATCACGAGAGAACTTAGTGGCATAGAGAAGTGCTTCGCGTATTCGGTTAGCAAATCCATGCTTGGTCGCTTTTTCCCGGATTCGACCTCCGACAAATATGATCTGGAAATGTCGAGACTCGTCGCCAGTTCGATCTGGCTAACGTCGTGAAACGTTCTGACAAGCTTAAGCGCGCGCCCTAGATATTCGGACATTTGATTTCTCCAGCTAGTGGGATGCTTACGAAGAGGTTAGCCAGGCCAGATATCTATGAGCTTTTTGATGCCAGAAACAATATGGCCGATCAATGTAACAAGCTTCAAAAAATATCCGAGTATCTTTAAGACAAAGCGGAGGAGACTAATCCAGGCCTTACCTTTCGAATACCACCGCTTTCGCGGACCGGGCAACAACTGTGATTCCAAAACGATCTTGCGTGTGTGCATAACCATGGCTAAATGCCCTTTCATTGACGACTAGCCGGAATTGACTAGTCCTTTCGGATCAATGAAAAATTAGCTACGCACGGACGATCGCAGTTGCTATCCCTCTATCGCGGCACCCCGTCTCCTTTCGGGACGGGTCTTAGTGCACGTGCATCCATGTACCATTGACGGTGATGGACTGACATCGGCTGACGGCTGACGGCTCCGGGCCTCGTGAACTTTGATGGTGTTGGAGCCGAAGCTCCGCGAGTCGATGCATCTGACTCAATGGAACCGAAAGTAACGTCCTCTACTCGTTCTGGTGTCGCTGACAGTAGACACTTGTTCGCTAGAAGTCAACATCCATTTTTCAGGGTTGGCCTGAACGATGGGGCACTGGCAGGACACGGCGGCTCAGAATTGGCAACAATCAGCAGCCACTCAAGCCTTTAATATCAATGGCTATCAACGGTTGCCGACAAAAGTGTGCCATGTTTCCGGTAACCGTGGCACACCGTTCCCGCGATGCTTGCGAGCATGTCCACCGCTTCCGACATGCTTGCCAGTTACCTCGCCGCCGAGTCGGCGATCCTTCGCGGCCAAAAATACCGCTGGGGCGATCGCGAGCTAACCCGTGCCGACTTGGCCATGGTGCAAGCCGGACGCCGCGAGTGGGAGCGCAAGGCTGCTGCTGAGTCACGCGGTGGTGGACGGGCCAGCGTCTCGCTGGCCAACCTTTCCGGCATGTCCATGGCGCCCGAGGGCGGCGAGTGCGATTGTCCGTGGCGCGGCCGATGAGCACGGCGAAGAAACCCGCCCTCATCGAGCGCGCGATTTTCGCGCTGTCGCCGTCATGGGCAGCGAATCGCGCGCACAACCGTCTTCGCGCTCAGGCGTATGGCAACGCCTACGACGCGGTGAACCACTCGCGTCTGCGCAAGCGGCAGCGCGATTTCGGCAGCGGCAACAACGTCGCCGGCCTCGCGCACCGCGAGCTGCGCAACATGACGCGCAACCTCGATCGCAACCACGATCTGAGCCGCGGCATTCTCAACACGCTGGTACGCAACGT